AGAAAATTATGAATAAAAAAGAATTATTAGCACAATTAACAGAAAAAAGAAAAACACTAATGACCCAAATTGATGGAGTTGAAACAAGGGATGCTCTTGAAAAAATTGAACTTGATATTAGAAAAGTAGATTTACAAATTGCAGATTTAAATGCTCAGATAGCAGTTGAAGAAAATAATAACCCAGCTGCTGATCCTGCAGCAAGAAGTGCATCCGGCGCAGCTTCTGTAGGTGGACTTAATCCTATTGCTACTTATGTACCTGGCGCAGCTAGTGGCGGTATTGACAATAGAAGTGTAGAAGACATCTGTTCAACAATGGAATATAGAAATGCTTTTAAAGATTTCATAGTGAAAGGAACTCCGATTCCAGATAAATTTGTTCAGAAAAGAGCGAATGAACTAACTACTGTGTCTGATATAGGTGCTGTTATCCCTACAACCATATTGAATCAAGTAATTGAGGATATGACTGTTGAAGGAAAGATACTTTCAAGAATTACTCAAACAGCGTTCCAGGGTGGAATTGCTATTCCTATTTCAGAAGTAAATCCGACTGCAACATGGCTTGAATCTGAAGCTGTAGTATCTGCAGAACAAAAAGCTGCAATGAATGCAAAACTTGTATTTGCATATCATGTACTAGAAGCAAAAATAGCAATAGGTTTATTGACTTCTACAGTATCATTACCAGTATTTGAAAACACAGTAGTAAAACAACTTAAAAAGGCAATGATTAAGGCAATTGAAACTGCTATAATTAGTGGTTCTGGTTCAGGACAACCTTTAGGATTAACAAAACACACATTGTTACCAACTGGTCAAATAGTAACTATGGATGCAACATCAATTGGTAAAGTAACAACATGGGCCGGAGTTGAAGCTTTAATTCCTGAATCTGCAGAGGACAGTGTTATTTATCTAATGAGCAAAGCAACTTGGGAAAAATACTTAAACGGTATGGTTTCAACAACTGGACAAAAAATAGGACTTGGAAAGATCAATGAAAAAGGTCAAAAAATACTTAACGGTAGAGAAGTATTAACTACTGACAAGTTACCTTCTTTCGATGCTGCTTCATCTGGAGATGTGTTTGGTGCCGTTGTTGATTTATCACAATATATGCTTAACTCAAATCTTTCTATGTACTATAAAAAATACTTCAACGAAGATACAAATAAATGGATCCATAAAGCGTTAATGATTGCTGACGGTAAAATGGCAATTGGTACTGTTGGCGAAACTGGAAGTGAAACTTTAGTTGGTGCTAAAGGATTAATTTACTTAAAAAAATAGATAACACAGTAAGTCTTGAAACTGCCACATTCGACCTAAACGTAACCCTGCAGGAGGATGTGGTATTTACTGTGACACCAGTGGAGGGTGTAACTATTGATGCTGTATATAACGGTGAAACTGAGATAACAGGTGAAACTAATATTGTTATTGATAACACTGGAAATACAGTTACTATAAAGGCAGCATATTTGGCAACTCAAGCGGTTGGAGAGCTGCTATTAACTATTGACTTAAGTAACTTTACTGATTTGAATGTAGGTATTACAGTAGTTGATACTACTGAATAGGAGTTGATACCATGGCTTTATTGGATGAAGTAAAAAATAACATAGGTATAACTGTCAGCGATTCTGATATTGATTCGAATATTAGCAATAAAATTGCTGCAGTGAAAGGTTATTTAATTGATGGCGGAGCTGTTATTACAGACTCACCTTCTGATTTAGCTGTTGCTTGCATTTCAATTGGTGTAAATGATTTGTTAAATAGTAATGCCGGAGAAACTAAGTTTTCTCCGGCATTTGATATGATTGCAAAACAGATTTGTAGGGGGTGATGTTATGGAGTTTATCACTCCTATTTATTTTACAACTTATACTAAAAGTATTGATAATTCAGGCGATAAGGTTAAAACACCTAATGTTGAAAGAAAAGTATTTAGAAATAAGCTTTCTATCGGACAAAAGGAATTTTATGAAGCTCACACAAGCGGATTAAAGCCTGAATTTAAGTTCGAAGTTAGAAAGTTTGAGTATAAAGGTGAGGATACATTAAAATACAATGATGTTACTTACAGTATTATTCGTACATTTGAGAATTTGAAAAAGGGCACTATTGAATTAACTTGTAGCAAACCAATTATGAAGGTGATGTAATGGCTATTCCAAGTCCTATTAAATTCACTAAAAATGGTGTTGAATATGTAAGTCAAGTAGATAGAGTTAATTATACCATAAAAGAGCTTGTCAGAGCTGCATTAAGAGATACTGGTAAGTATGTATGCAGGATGACACGTAAACAGGTCAAGCGTAGAACTGGAAAATTGGCTAAAAATATCCAGTACTGGGTAAGGAAAAAAGAAACTGATTTGCTTGTTGGATTCAAACCTGGTGGCTTTTATGGTATATTTCAAGAACTTGGGGCTCCTGAGAGAGGCATACCTAAGACAGGAGCATTGAGAAATGCTGTCTATGATAACATTGATGAAATTAGAAATATTCAAGGCATGTATTTAAGTGCCATTGAAGATGAAAATAAGGCTCTCAATTTGATAAATGAGAGTGAAGAAATGGGTGATGGCTATTAATACTGATTTACTTAAAAAGCATATAACATCAGAAATCAAGACTATTTGTAGTAATGTTTCTCATGGAGAATATGATTCGGAAATGGGCATGCCTTATGCTGTTTTTATAATTGATGATGTTGATGTTTATGATAGAGAAGACAAACAACTTGAAATCAATATTTATAGTAATGATGTAAAGGAAGTAGAAATTACAACTGATGCTATTGCTAATATGTTTAAAAATTACAAGTACATTAATGATAATTTCTTAATGTTTACAAAGGTTAATTCAAGAAATTCAATTGATGATGATAAAAACATAATAAAGCGGAGAAGGTTGTTAATAGATTTATATTTTTATGATAGGAGTGTGAGTTAATGGGTTTATTAAAGAGTTTAAGCGGATATACAAAGAAAACTGCGGAACATTTATTGTTGGATGCAGGGGCATTCTTTAAAAATTATATTGTCGGAACGGGTACCATTGCAAGTGTGACGATAACTCCTGATACTGCTGATGCCGTTATTGGTGGTAAGGTTCAGTTAAGTGTGAATACTGTGATTACTGGTGATACTGATGATGACTATGATTCAGCTGTGGCTGCCGGAAAACTTCTTGGAGCCACAAGGGGAGGAGGAAACTTTAATGCGGTTCCTGCCATAAGGCAAGTTGAAGTTGATGGAGTTAAGGGAAGAGCAAAGGGATTGACAGTTATTGATGCATGGGATGTAAACATGACATCAAATTTGCTTGAGGTAACTGTTGAAAGTTTAAAAACATCATTGGCAAGTGCAAATGCTGAGGCAGTGCCTGGTTATACTAAAATAACAGCTAATAACTATATAGCTTTATCAGACTATATTGATAATATTACATGGTTAGGTACATTGAGTGGTTCGTCTGAGCCGGTTATT